AATTCCGCGAGGGGGGTGCCCCCGCCCCTTTTCTGTCGCCGCCATGCTCGAGGCCCGTGTGCCTTTGATGGCAGGGCAGACAGAGCGCCTGCAGGTTGGCGGCGCTGTGGTCGTCGCGGTGGCCGACGTGGTGACACTCCCAGCGGGTGGACCGAAGATCGGTCCCGCACTCCTCGCACCGCCACTCTGCGCGCTCGGCCGACGCTCTGCGTCGTTTCGTCCAGTCGCTCGGCAGTTCGCCGCTCCGGCTCTTCCCGCCGAATGCCTTGCGGGTATGGGCTGGGCACCGTGGACTCCCTGGTGCAGGGCAGCCAGGCGAGGAGCACACCTTCACCGGCGACACCTCTCAGACGTTGCCGTGCCCGGCAGATTACACGCGTGTTGTTCCTGGTCAAGGATCACGCAGGCTTGTTCCCTACGACACCCGTCGCCGCGCCCGGCGTTCACGGCGCCATTGCTCCGGGTCGGTGCCCCGACGTCGAGCCTTCGCTGCAGAGACACGGCAGTGCGAGCACAACCCGTCCGCAGTCAACGGAGACGTGAGCGTGCCGTGACCACAGACCCAGCACGGCCCGACTCGTCGTGGCGTGGTGACCTGCTCGAGCAGCGACACCAGCTCCCCTGCTGCAACGATCGCCAGCCCCAATGCCTGCTGGATCTGAGCATGCTCCGGCGTCGTGATCAACACGACTGCCGGCGTGTCGCTGCTCGAGCCGCGGCTGCCTGGATTCGTGGCCGGCGACCGGAGCGGGGTGGGAGCAACCGCCTCTCGAGCAGCCGGCCATAGCTCACTCGCTCGCTGCGTCGCGGTCCGCAGCTCCTGCATTCGTGGCTCCCGTCTCATCGGCCGACCAGCTGGGTGATGAGTTCTGTGTCGTCTTCGGTCAGGGCGATGCAGACGACTTGGTCCGTGTTGACGACAAGGTCCTTGTCGTCGAGGTGCACGATCATGCGACTGCTTTCCCTTCTGCGAATGCGGCGAGCGGGCCTGTCCACCCGATGCCGTCAAAGCGCAACGTCGGTGATGTGTCGGTCATGCTGGATCGTCGCCGTCGCAGAGTTGTTCGGCTTCGTTGGTGACGGCAGCGAGTTGGCAGTCGTCGCATGTGTTCTTGCCGGTCGATGGGATTGGTCTGGCGCATGTCGTGCAGGATTTGCAGAGTTCCGTCTTGGTCTTCGTGCTCGGGTGTGGGTCGGTCCATCCATGTGCGATTGCCCAGTCGTACTGAGGTTCGCCGGAGGTGTAACCCTGAACGACGGCGCAGAGGAAGAGGACGAGTGCGATCCATGCTGGTGTCGATTTCGTGACGGCAAAGTCTTCGAGTGCACTGATCTTTTCGTTGATTGTCTTGCAGGATTTGCGGTCGATCGTGGTGTATTTGAGTGCTGCGTCGTAGATGTCGGACTGGTAAATGACGCCTCGGATTGTGCGTTGGAGGAGCATTGCCCGGTCGACGTCGGAGACCTGGTAGCGGGTCATGAATTCGCGGGCCCAGGCGAGCATTGATTCGCTGCGTTCGCGGCGTCGTTGGTCAGTTGTTGAGAGCGCGGTCGGGGTCCTGGTGGTTTTCAGTTTCGATGCGCCGTCCTTCTTGTGGCGGTCGGGGTCGACGCAGACTGCTTCGTCGATGACTCCGCCCCAGGTGGCGAGGGTGACGAGGTGGCCGTGGCACGATTCGGTTTGGTGGGCGTCGGTGTCGTCGGCGTTGAGGCCGAGCATCCACAGTCGTTTCGTTGTCGGTGCTTCTTTCTCGACGATCCGGTGGTGTTTCTTGCGGTGCGCTGCGAGTGCCTTTTCGAGTTTCCGTTGGTTCGATTCGTGGTCGAGTGCACGTTCGATGTCGTGGCGTTTTGGTGTTGTTCGTTCGAGGGTGGCGGGTTGTAGTCGGGCGGCTTTTTCGGCGAGTTCCCATGTGATCTCGCCTGCATCGAGCGCTGTGAGGTAGCGGGGTGGGAGGGTCACGATTTTGAGGCGGAGGCCTACCCATTTTTCGGATGAGCCGATTTTGCGGGCCAGGTCGCTGATTGTGATTCCGAGGGCGGCGCACCGTGAGATTGCGAGGATTTCCTCGGCTGGTGTGAGGTCGCGGCGTCGGAGGTTTTCGACGGCTTGCGCGATGACGGCCTGGTGATCGTCGAGGTCTTGGACGACGGCAGGGATTGTCGTGAGGCCGAGGTGGATCGTGGCGCGGTAGCGGCGTTCGCCGGCGACGATCCGCCACCGGACACCGTTGCCAGGAACCGGTCGGACAAGGATTGGCTGCAGGACCCCGAGTTCCCGGATTGATTCGATGAAATCGGGGTCGAGGTTCGCGGGCCGGTTGTCGGGGTCGGGGTCGATTGCGTCGACCGGCATGTCAGCAACGAACCCGACGGGGAGCGGAGCGAGCGGCAGTCCTTCGCTGGGTCGTCGGTCGTCGAGTGAGGCGACGGACGCGACGCCGTTCTCGGGCGCTGGCAGCTTCTTGGTGTTGCGGGGCTTCTTGGCGGTAGCGGTAGCGGTGGTCATGTGCGTTCCATGTGGGAGAGGTTGTCGAGGGCGGTCCGGAGTGACGTGATCCAGTCAGGTCCAGGGAATCGGGTCGGGGTGACCGGCAGTTCGGGTGAGTCCCACGCGGCGATGACTTTGCGGTCGAGGACCACGGCTCCGGAGCGGGTGATCGTGTCGATGGCCATCAGCGGCTGGGACGGTGCTTGGTGGGCGACGACAGCGATTTGGCCGACCGCGCCGGGCCCGGCAAGCCGGAAACGGTCCCGGGTGGTGAGCACGATCATCACGACGGTCGTCCTTGCGCGAGGAGTGCACGGGCGGTCGCGAGCTCATGTTGTGCTCGTTCGCGTCGGTGGTGTGCACGGACGCAGGCGGGGCAGCCGTCGTGGTCGCCTGGTGCGAGCGTCCGGGTTTCGGTGAGGCCAGTCGGGTCGGCGATGTCGCAGGCGATCTCAAGGGAGTCTCGGAGCCAGTGCCAGCGGCCGGTCGTGGGGTCGAGGCTCCAGACGTCGTCGACGAACAAGCGTTGCGGAAGGTCGCCGGTCATGCTGCGCTCCTGACTCGTTCGTATTCCGCGAGTGCTTCGGTCACGTGGTTGTCAAGGCCTCGGCTGTGGAGCGCCATGACGAGGTCGTCGACGTCGAGGTGGGCCCAGTTCTGCGCGAGGTTCAGTGCGGCACGCCGATCGCGGTCGGTGCGGTCTTCGGTCGACGATGTCGTGTCGGGTGGTGGTGCGGTCAGCGATGGCCAATGCCGGGCGATTGATGCGGCAGACGGGACGAGTGCTGGCCAGAGCTGGCGGTGTGCGTTCCCGGCTGCACGGACTTGGTCAGCTGTTCCGCCGGCGGCAGCGAGCTGGCGGGCTGCTCGTCGGATCCGTCGATCCGACGATGCCGGCAGTGGCCCGGACCAGGACCGGTGCTCCACGTCGAGCAGGGCGGCGAAGACGTCGTCGACGAGTGCGGGATCACCCTGCCCGTCCTCCCCCGGAGGGGGTAAGGGGGAGAGTTGTTCTTCATCTTCATCTTCATCTGTTGCGTGACATTCGACGATGTCACGCGTGACAGGACTCGGAACAGCCGTTGACCTGGTCGTATGTGTTTCCTCCCCAGGCCCAGCGGCGACGAGCGGTAGCTGCTCGTTGTGGAGAACCGAGGGTTTTCCACCGCGGACACGTTGCTGGCGACGCATCGCAGCGGCCCGGTTTTCCACAAGGCGCCGTTCGCGTTCCACGATCTGCTCGTGATCGGAGAGGAGCCAGCCGCCACCCTCGACGGTCATCCACAGCCCAGATGTCTCGAGCAACGAGACGAGCTGGTCCGGATTGGTCACGCCGACGGTGCCGGCGAGCATGCGCGGCACAGCAGCGGAGACGCGGCCACCGGTGGCCTGATGCGATGCCCACGTGCGCACACGCAGGTCGAGGAGCACCGCGAGCGGATCGCCGGCGGCGATCGCCAAGATCTCGGGCTGGTCGAAATGGTCGTGAGGGTGCTGCATCCACGTCGACGTCACCGCATCCGCTCCCGGAACTCTGTGGCGATGTCCCCGCGGACGAACTCGCCGTCAGCGGTAAGCCGGTAGAGCTGCGGGTATGGCGCGAGCACGACTCCGTCGATGTCGACTGAGTCGCCGATCACCCCGACGTGCGCCCTGACCGGCGCACCATCTCGCCACGACGTCAACACGATGGATCCGGACCCCGACGCACTCGCCTGGCCCTGGTCCCCCGACGCACTCGCCTGGCCCTGGTCCCCCGACGCACTCGCCTGGCCTCGGTCCCCCGACGCACTCGCCTGGCCTCGGTCCCCCGACGCACTCGCCTGGCCCTGGTACCCCGACGCACTCGCCTGGCCTCGGTACCCCGACGCACTCGCCTGGCCTCGGTACCCCGACGCACTCGCCTGGCCTCGGTCCCCCGACGCACTCGCCTGGCCCTCGTCCCCCGACGCACTCGCCTGGCCTCGGTACCCCGACGCACTCGCCTGGCCTCGGTCCCCCGACGCACTCGCCTGGCCCTCGTACCCCGACGCACTCGCCTGGCCTCGGTCCCCCGACGCACTCGCCTGGCCCTGGTCCCCCGACGCACTCGCCTGGCCTCGGTACCCCGACGCACTCGCCTGGCCTCGGTACCCCGACGCACTCGCCTGTTCGATGACCGAGTCGGTGTCCGCGATCGCCCGGAGGCGGTCGGGGACAGACTGTCCGAGTGGGGCTGTCCATGACCCGCTGAAGAGGACCTCGGCTTCGGAGTCTGTGAGACGGAGCAGCTGTTGGGCGGCAGCGCTGATTGAGCCGCCTGGCCGGTCTGCTGGCGGGGTGAGGGCGACTGCCCATCCGGCGATGCATCCCCTGGTGCCGCATTCGCCGATCGCATCGGCCGCGATGAACGGAGCTTTCGATGCGATTTCGCTGCTGCCGGTCAGCCAAGCGTCCTGGAGGTGCAGCTCGGGTCGTTGCTCGAGGACGTCCGCGATCTGGTGCAGGAGCGGACCGTTGAGGTGCGGCGTGGTCATGCTGCGATCCAGACGGTGTCGAGGTGTTCGCCGAGTGCGGTGGCGATGAGGTCGGCTTCGGTGAGGGTTAATCCGTGGTGCCAGCGTCGGTGCACGGTGCGTTCGGTGACGCCGAGGATTTCGGCGATTCGGTCGGCCGAGGTGCGCTGGCGGATTGGGTCGGCGGGGAATTCTCGGGCCGCTGGGGTGCGGTAGCGCCGGTGGGTGGTGGTGGTCATGTGTTCTCCAGTTGGGTCAGGGTCCATGCGAGTGCGGCGTCGAGCCGGTCGGCGGGGACGGTTTGCGGTACGCCGTATCTGGCGGCGAACTTCGTTTTGGCGTCGCTGCGTGCGGCGGCGTCGGGGATGGTGTTGAGGAGGTCGACGATCTGTTCGGCTCTCGGGTCGAGTGCTCGTGGCGCAGCAGGCGCAGCGGCGTGTTCGACGGCGATGGTCCAGCGCTTGTAACGGCGTCCGGTTGAGGAGCGGTGGTCTCCGCCGTACATGACCGCGATCCGGTCACCGGCCGCGGGCGTGTGGAGCTCGAGCTGTTCCGCGGCGATCGTGCCGGCCGCGTGCCACGCGACGACCGTGCCGTCGGTGTCGATCACGACGACGGGGTATTCCTGTGTCGAGGCGGTCGCGTCGCGGGTGTCGATCCGTACGACGACGCCTTCGATGCCGTCACCGGCCCGGTCGGGCTGCCATGCCTCAGCAGCTACCGATTGGGTTTGTGCTCGGAGTTGGTCGAGGAGTGAGCCCATCACGCCACCGCCGACGATGCACCGAGGTGTGCAGCGAGCTGGGCACGCGACACACGGACACATCGGCCGAGACGGACCACTCCAGGGATCTGGTCGTGATCGATCGCGGTGTGCACGGCCCGGACCGGGATCCCGAGCAGACCAGCCACGTCAGTGACACGCCACACGAGCGGAGTCCTCAGGTCAGGGAGCGGAGCACCAGGACCATCGACCAACACCGCCACATCCACCGCACGCCACAACCGGCAACCACCCACCACCACCACCGGCACACCGCGCCGGCCAAGCTCACCCGCCTGGTCGACCACGTGCTGATCCGACACCAGCAACAAGGACCCAACCTCCGCGGCGGTGAGCGCGAGCCTCATCAGTCACCCCAGCCGGTACCGGCATCGCCACAACCGGACCAGTCCACGAACTGCGCGTCGGCCCAGGTGACGAACTGGGGGCGTCGCTCCACGATCCGGATCGACGGGTCTGGGCGCCCGATCCAGTCCCAGGTCTCGGTCGTGACGCGGCGCACATGGTGTGGCCACAGATGCCACACGCCTGCACCGACGAGGGCGAGGCCGACCATCACAACGAGATGCGCTACAGCATTAGCGATCGAATCCACGAGAGGCTCCTTCGATTGGGTTGAGGATTGGGGTCCGGTCCCCGCCTCCCACTTCCCTGAAGAGGCGGGCACGGGAACGCTGCGTGATGGAGACCGGACCCCAGCAGGACCACCACCCCGACGGAAAGGGCGGTGGACCTGCCCGGGCACGGGCCCCGAAGTCAGGACTGCAACGTCAAAGCACGTCGACGAGCGAGACGCCGCTCGACGACATCCACAACCCGGCGTTGCCACTGCAAGTGCTCGTGGATTCGGCCCGACGCATGCCGGACCGGGATCTGCACCGCGAACGGACGGCCATCAGCGGTCGGGGTCCACTGGTCGTTCTGCCACCACTGCAGCCCGAGGTCTTTCAGGAGCTGGTTGACGCGCATCCCTGAGATCGGCGGGACGAGCAGCGACCCGATCGTCGTGACCGTGATCGGCGCAAGCATCGGATCATCCGGATCGCGCCGATCAACCTTCGCGGTGACCTGCTCCAACCGGGCGACCGTCTCAGCCTGCTGATGCTCGAGATGAGCAGTCGACGCAGCCAGGCCGGTAATCCGGGACTCCTGCACCTCCAACGCCTCGAGCAGGGCACGCGACAACGCCAACGGCGACGCCGACACCGGATCCGGGGCGCTCGCACGTGGCGACACCACAAGCTCCTCAGCGAAGTCGCGGAACCGACGAGCACGATCCGACGTGATCATGAAACCGAGACGGACCACGCCCCGCTGCGACCACATCACAACCTGCTGCAACCCACCAGGGGTGTGACGATCTGTCACGACCCAATGCCGACCCTCGAGCAGCTCGTCACCACGCCGCGACTTCGCCTGCCGCACCGCATCCGGCGTGCACCCAAAACCGTCGGCAACGTCCGCGGTCGACAACAACCAGCCCAACCCGGCATCCGGCTCAACCTCGAGATGCACATCCTCGAACGACACGATCGAACCCATCACGCCACCGCCTTCCGGCGACGACCACGCTGGAAGGGCCAGGAGTCCTCGTCGACGAGTCGCGGGTCGGGGTCGGGGCCGATCAGCACAGCGGGCGAGATCCCGAGAGCCTTCGCGATTCGGGCCAGGCGTCCCCACGAGGGCTGCTCTTCGCCTGCCTCCATCTTCGAGAGATTCGGTTGAGGCATGCCGACGGCGTCTGCGAGAGCTGAGATCGACAGGCCCCGCTCCGTCCGCCACTGCTTCAGCGCAGCCGGGTTGATTCGCATGCCTAACTCTACGCATGAACTAGGCCCGGTTGTCAACTAGATTACTCACGCATAGAAAACCCCAGGTCATCCACAGCGCTTCGCTTGTAACTACAGGGACGTAGCTCTTGTTTCCACAACCTCCCCATGCGTAACCTGTGCTTGATATGCGTAGAGATTCCTTGGACGATGCCGCCATGGAAAGACTCGGAAGCGCGGTGCGGTCACGCCGACGAGTTGCTCGAACTGAAGCAAGACGAGGCAGCAGCCGCCGCCGGGTTGTCGCTGGCGACCTGGAACAAGATCGAGAACGGCCGGCCAGGTACCCCGTTCATCAGCACACGACGAGCTATCGCAAAGGCGCTCGGGTGGACACCCGACAGCATCGCGAGAGTGCTTCGCGGCGAAGACCCGATAGTCGAGGCTGGTCACGCGACGGCCCACTCCGTCGACGAGCGCCTCGCCGGTATGACCGCAGAACACCGAGCCGCAGCAAAAGCAGCGATCGAGGTGCTCCTGGACCGCATCGAGTCGAGCCTCTAGGCTCCGGCATCCATTGACCAACGGAGGGTGATCATGGCAACGAAGGAAGGGCGCGTAGCTGCGAATGCTGAGGCGGCGGCAGCGAAGGCCAGCGCGAAGGCGCTGCGACCGCTGTGGAAGAAGAAGCGGGTGATCATCCCGGTGGCACTGATGGCCGTGGCGATCTTGGTCAGCGTCTCGAACGGTGGGAAGAAGTCCGCTTCGACTGCGGTCTCGGGTTCGGACACGATCGCCGGGGTGACCGGTGAAGTGAAAGAGATCAAGGACGTGACGGTCACCTCGTGCAAAGCCGAGTTCGGTCTAGCAACTGTGGGTCTGAAGGCCACGAACTCGTCGTCAAAACGGTCGGACTACAGCGTCACCGTGAACCTGTTTGCCGCCGACGGCACTCAGATCGGGACCGCCGACGGGTTCCTCGAAAAGGTTGATCCGGCGAAGTCTGCACTTCACGACGCAGTAGGCACCGTGGCGGACGGCAGCACCCTTGACCACTGCTCGATCGTCAAGGTCAATCGCACAGCGAGCATTTGACGTTCTCGGCGATTTCGTCGAGGAGCGCGAGCGTTGCCGGCGTGATCTGGCCAACGATTCCGGTGAGGTGCATTCGTCGGCCGGCCGGGGTGGTGACGGTTTCGCAGCGCTCGGTCGGCGTGGCTGGGTGGCGCGCGGTCGCCCGTTTGGTTGCTGCGTCGAGTGCGATGGCGGCGTAGCGCTGTGGGACGGCCCAGGCGTCCGATACAGCCACGGCGTCGACGTGGGAGTCGTCGGCAACGCGTGCTGTGATCCAGGTGTCGAGCTCGGCGGGTGGCACGAGCTGGTCGACCGCAGCTCGGTCTACGGTCGCCTCTTCCCGGGCAAGGATCGCGCCCCACCGCATGCCGGGGATCGGCTCCGGAAGGCCTCCACCGCGGGCGATGTGCTCGAGCTCGTGAGCGAGGACTGCGGTGCGGTCGGTCTGATCGAGCCCGGCATCGAGCACGACCACCCAATCCCCCATCGGCGTCTGCCGACACGCCCCGCGATACCCGGGCGGGAGAGGTGCGATCCGGACGTGAATGTCAGAGCGATGCGCGATCCGGGCCCACGGTGATGTCCGCCTCATCGGATCGATCATGACCGCGGGGTCTGACAATAAGGAGGCGTTTCATCCACTGGTCGGGCGTGCCGCTCCGGCCGCGGGGCCGGCCGCGACGGTAGGCGCGGCGAGCAGATCAGCAGCCGCTCGGGCTTTCGTGTCGGTTGGGTGTGCGTAGGTGCGGAGAAGGACTTCGGGGCTGTGGCCGAGTCGGCCGGCGGCGGTTGTTGCGTCGATGCCGGCGGCGATGAGGTTGGTTGCGGCTCGGTGGCGGAGGTCGTGCATGCGGACGGTTCGGAGGGCGGGGACGTGGTCGCGGAGCACGGTCCATTGCCAGGATGGCCAGTCGTAGGGTCGGCGGGTGCGGCCTTCGGCGGTACCGGTGAACAGCCAGCGCTGTTGCGGGGATGGGTCGGCGAAGAGGCCGGCGAGAGCTCGGGTCTGGGCCCAGTGGTGTGCGAGGAGCTCGATCGTGACGGCGTCGAGGTGGACGGTGCGAGGGTGCCCGTTCTTGGGCGGCTGGTCGTCGGCTCGAGGGACCACGGTTCGTTCGATCGTGAGTGTGCCGGCGTCGAGGTCGATGTCGGTCCAACGCAGAGCGAGGATCTCCCCGCGCCGTGCACCGGTGATCACGAGGAGGTGCAGGAAGATCCCGAGCTCGGCCGAGATCTGGTGCGCTGCAGTGAGTGCGGCACTGACGACGTCATCGGCTGGCACGGTGATCGTCTGCGGAGGCCGGCGCGGGATCGAGGCACCAGCAGCCGGGTTGCGGGTGATCAAATCCCAGCGGAGCGCGGACTTGAGCGCAGCGTCGAGGAGCGCATGGACGGACTGGATCGAGCGAGGTCCGAGGCCAGCAGCGCGGAGGCGCGCGTAGTGCTCATCGATGTGTTGGGCGGTGAGACGGTCGAGTCGGATCTTGGCGATCGGGTGCGGCCGGATCCACCGGTCGACGCGGCGGCGATACTCCGCCTTCGAGCTTTCCCGGATCGTGTCGGCGAGGAGCTCAAGGTGGCGTTCGAGCAGGTCAAGGACGGTCGACGACCGTTCGGCTGGCACGTGTCGCCGGCGGAGCTCCACGACTTCGGCACGGATCTGGTCCTCGAGCTGACGCGCTTGGCGCACACCAGCACCCTTCGGCGCCAAGCGAGTGAACTGGCGCATGCGCCCATCGATGCGGACCGTGACGATCGCCTGCAGGCGGCCGTCCGGGCGTTCCCGGATTGCCACGTCGTTGCCCTTTCCAGTGGGTTTGCTCCGGTGGGAGTGTCACCCGCGCTCGACTCGGTCGGCGGGAGCCGAGGAGCGCGGATGACGACCCACTGGAGCCAGCAGCATACCGAAGGAGGACCGACTGCTGTTGTCATGCACGATGTGTTGCACGGTCGACGATTCTCGGGCGCGCGAGACGTCTTGCATTCGCTGGTGAATCTCACTACGGAATGAAATACTCGCAGGTCAGAGCTATTCGATGCGTAGGCCGGATATGGCTCGTGCGATGACGAGCTGTTGGATTTCGCTGGTGCCCTCGAAGATCGTGTGGATCTTGCATACCGACCCAGCCCCGTCCCGACGAGGCCGCTGACCAGGCCATTCCTACATCTACCGCCAACGAAGACCCGATCAGGCGTCTGGGTTCGTTGGCACAACTGTTGGCACACCAGAAGCGCATCGAACGCGAAGATGCCCCGCTCCGAAGAGCGGGGCATCACGTGCAAAGCCGTATGCGTGCGTAGGTTTCGAAGATCAATCCGATCTTCGAAACGACTATTCCGTCTTGTACGACGCCACGCTCAACGACACCGAAATGGAATCGGAACGGTGGGGAGCGCGCCGATGAACTTGGATACCTCGGAAGCTCGCCAACGGCGAGCCTTGCCGATCTTGACGGACGGGATCGTGCCGGCCCGGGTCAGGTTCCACAGCGTTGTTCGACCTACGCCCAGAAGAGCGCATGCCTCCGGCTCACGGAGCAGTTGATCAGTTGCGGTTGGTGTTTCCATACGGCCCATTGTGACCAGTGGCCGAGTCCGAGTCACTAGCATGAACGGGACATGAATGGGACACGCTGGAATCGGCCAGAGCTCGCCGATGGGAGGGGCGATCTCATTTGGACGGATCGCTGGACAACATCGCCGGCCGCTCCACGCGACCTACTGCAGCAGTTCATGGTTTGGCTCCTTTGATTAGTTGTCGGTCTCGATGTAGACCGAGCAAAGATCGAATGCGCATGCAAGCGCTGTTGCGTTGTTGGTCTTCCAAATCTTCGGAGCGAGCAGCGTTGACGATTGCGGGATCACAGTCGCTGCGCCGGTCAGCGTCTGTTCGAATTTCGCTTTGGTGGCGAGGTTCGTTGCCTCAACGAAGAAGGTGTTAGCGACGTTCGCTGGCGCCCAGATTGTGAGCTCGAAGGCCGTAGCCGGGAGCCCAACAGGTGATCCAAGGGCTGTGCCCATTGGGACCGCGGTCTGTGCCGCTGATCCGCCGGACACCAGGTAGAACTGAGTTGCGTCGGTTGACAGCTGAGCGATGCCGATCGTGTTCGTGAGAGTGGCCGGGTCCACGTTGGTTGCTGCCGCTGTGGAGCTCGACACTCCGCAGAAGAATCGTTCGCCGGCCACCGCCGCCGCGTCGGACGGCACGAATCGAATCACAGCAAAGAACCCGCTGCCATCGTCTGCTCCTGAGCCTCCAGACACGAACGCTGACGCGAAACGAGCTTCGGCAAGCGATCCAGCCGTCGCTGCACTCACAAGACCCAACCGACGCATTCGGGTCGCCATGCTTGTTGTCGCCGGAGCACGAGCGGTCAGAGTGCCCTGAGTTGTCGCAGCAGGGAGCCCGACGACAGCCGGCACTGCCGCGGAGTTGGGAGCTGGGCACCAGAGCCCGACCTTGTTGCGGGCGAGAAGCGGCTGCAACATAGAGACAAGCCCATTCGGTCCAAGCATCGCAAGCGACTGGCGTTGAGCGAGTCGAAGCGAAAGCAGCGACGTTGTACCGGTAGGTGCAGCCACCGGGGTCGTGACGTTTGGGACGTCGGACTGAGAGAGAAGCGGAACGCCCATCAGGCGGTGATCACGGCGCGGAGTGCTGAAGCGGCGACGGCTGCAGCCGTGACGATGGTGACCGAGTTGGCTGATGTCGCCTGCACTTCGATTCCGCCGGCGAGCCGCTTCGAACCGCCGGTCTCCCACACGCTGCAGGTCACGTCGAGCGTGCCGAGGTTGTGCGTGATCACGTACGACGTCGCGCTGCCATCGCCGAACGTCTGGGCGAACCGCTTAGCGCGGTTCGCATATGTCGCGAGCTTGAGCGGTGTCACGATGCGCAGATCATCGGCGCCTGCGTCGGTCTCGGCCTGGGTGGCGAGCTCGGCAATGCCTGCGGTGGTCTCCGACGCCGCAGGTGCGCTCGTGCCGAACGCGATCCACGACACGGCACCAGAGCCGAGCGTGAAGTTTACTGTGGACTGCAGGAACGTCGAGCCTGCCGAGGTGCCCTCTTCGACGGTGGACACGGCCTTCTCGAGCTCGTTGGCCGTATTCGCGTCGAGCGACCGCGTGGCAGGCGTCGCTGCGCCGTTCCAGACGTAGATGCCACCTTCTGCAGGGACGGTCTGGCCTGTCGCGATGAACCGGTCGCCCGTGGCCATCGTGATGCCGTCGACCGTCGCGCCGGGTGCGGCGAGGTTCACGTTTGTGGCGGCGCGCACCCGGACGCTGTCCTTCCACGCTAGGCCTTCAACGAGTGCGTCGACGTAGGCCCGCGTGGCTGGCTCTTGGGGTGTGGCTGGGTCGAGCAGGTTGATGATTCGAGCGGCGGACTCGAAGTCCAGGGTGCTCTTGATCGGTGTGGCCATTGGGGTCTCCTAGTTGAGGCGGGCGGTGCCGGCCGTCGAATTGATGAACAGCAGCAAGGTCTGGTTGGTCGTTGGGTGGAGGACTTCGACGCGCATCTCGACACCACCGGTCGAGAAAGCGGCGACCTGGGGGTTGAATCCGAGGTTGTGGTTGATCGTCCATGTCGCAGCGGCCGTCGATTGCGTGTGCACATACGATCCGGCGGCGGAGCCTGAGGGACCGGCAGGGCCTGTGACTGATGTGTTCAGGATCCGGACTCGTTCGACGACCTCGACGGTCTGCGTGTTGTCGAGCGTGACCTGAACCGTGGTGCGCGTCGTCGTCATGGCGTGACGTCCTCGACGATCACGAGATCGCCCGCGAGGAGCGTGGAAACGTCACCGTTCGCTGTCTCCTGCAGATCCCACGTGTGGACGCCGAGAGGCAACAGCGCCGTCTGCGCAGCCGTGAGCAGGATCGTGACCTGGCCGGCACCAGTGATCGAAGCGCTCATCGATGTCGCCGCCGCTACGCCACGGATCCGGACCGCTGCTGCGTAGACGCGTCCGGTCAGCGTGAGCGGTGCACCGGCTGCATCAACGAAGTCGAAGATGCAGCGGAGCGTGTCGCCGCGCCGGCGGCTGATGTCGAGACGACCTGGACTCATCAGGCAGCAGTGAGCCACTTCAGGCACGGGACCGACGCTCGGTGACGCACGAGGTCGATCTTTCGCCTGGTAAATCGGGCGTGGTCGAGTGAGCGGTCGGGCGTTGCACCCCAGTGGTACTGCGCGCGCATACCGGCGTCGATGCGAGCGATCGTGACGAGCTGCTTGGCCGTGAGCGGAGCAGTGCCGTCGTTCTCGACCTCGACACCAGCGAACGCGCCGCCGGATCCGCCGGTGTCAACGCCGGGCTGGTGCGGCGCCAGGAAGCCGCCCTTGATGGCGGTGAGCACTGACTGGTCGCCGATCCCGGCGTGGTTCGCTCTTCCGCTTGCGATGACGATCGGTACGCCGGTGTAGGACACGAGCACGTGGCAGAGCGGGCCAGGGATGCTGTCGCGACCATCGATGCAGATCGCTTTCGATGGTGCTGGGCGGAGCAGCGACGGTTTCGCTGCAGTCCAGTGGACGAGCGTCGCAATCGGTGCCATCACCGGCGCGCCACGCACCTCCCAGCCCGGCACGAACTCGGCGTCCGGGAGGATCACATCCCATCGAATCCGGCCGCGCCATGGCACCTGTGCGACGAGTCCGTGGAGTCCGCCGGCGAGCTCGTCGAGCAGGAATGCATTGTCGAGCCAGTCGTCGTCGGGTGCGGGCGCGTCGAAGTCGGCGAACGGTGCTCGTGATGGGAGGATCTTCACTTCGCTGCCTCGGGTGAGACGGGCCGAGCCCAGTTGAGGCCGAGGGCAGCTGCAGCAGCGAGGACCGCAACGCCGCCGGCGGCGTCGGCTTGGTGCTGAACGGTCCGGATGAGAGCGCTGATCGTCTGCTCGTGACCGGCAAGCCAACGCTGCCCGATCGTTGCGGCGAACGCCTGTGCGGCCGTGCGGGCGGCTCGGATTAGTGCCGCCTTGATTCGTGGATTCATGTTGATCTCCTTCGGTATGCGCACATACGAGCGCGACAATTTGCGCCGCATTAGCGTCGGTGGTGTTGTGCTTTGGCTCGTGGGGTGCTTCGTGGTGGCGTTGGTCGCCCTGGTCTTCGTCGTTGTGATCGATCGACGCGCCGAGGCACGGATGCTGCAGATTGCGGATCGGATCTCGCTGCTCGAGCAGCGGCTTGTGATCAGCGATCGAAGCCCGCGCCGGCATCACGCAGACGTTGAGTGATCGACGGACGCTGTTCGGCGAGCTCGTCGACGACGATCTCGACGTAGACCGTGAGTCTGTCCAAGCTCTTCTCGATTTTGTCGAGCCTGCCGGAGGTGGCCTGCTGGCGCTTGTGGATCCAACGGCCAGTTGGTGCGACGATCACGCCAAACGCGGCGGCGATTTTCAGCACATCGTCGATGTGCTGGCGGACGGATTCGGACAGTACGGCGAGCATCAGAGGTCTGCCGAAATCGGGATCGGGGCGAAGCTGGCGTTGGCTGCGACTGGCGCATACAGAGAAAGGCCCGTGACTCCAGTCGCGCCTATGCCTGCGACTCGGACTGAGTTCGAACCAGAGGCGAGTCCCGTCGGCGTCCTTGTGGAGATTCCCGTCTCCGATAGCCAGCCTGTGTACGGGCCGGCAGGAATCGTGAGCGTCGGAATCGCCCGCATCGGCACGGGCAGTACGTAGTACAACGCTGCGGCAGCTGCGGCGTACGCTTGGCCGATCCACACGTAATCGCCGCTTGGCGCCATCGTGAAAAAGCGCTGACAAATCGCGAGTTCCTGCGCATATGAGCGCCGTGCAGGCTTCACGGGTGTCGGTGAATCGACAATCGAAACGTCAGCAATTTCGAAGTAGTCGGCCGCCCCAGCCGTCCCAGCGGGGGCGTAGGAGTAGTAGACCATCCATTCCGAGGCGATCGCTGGTATCACGATCTGGGTCGTGAAGGTTTGCCACGATGCAGTGAGCGTGACGTTCGTGATGGCGGAGTTCGTCTGAGTGGTCCACCCAGCGAACAGGTCCTGGTCAATGCCTGCACCGCTGATTAACTGGACCGTCAGAACGTTTGCGGCCGAGGAGTAGTTCGCTCCAGCGCGAGCCTGGAACTGCACCGTTACCGTCTTTCCCGCATATTTCGAGGCGTCGGCGGACTCGACCTGCTGATAGAGGGAAATTAGAGACGTGTTGGTGTTGCCAGCGTCACGCTGAACACGCAGGCCGTACTGCGAGAGTGGCGGGCCAGCTACTCGATTCGCAAGGCCCCCAGCCACGGACGAGCCGCGGTAAACGACCCAACGGTCAGCCGTGTAGGTCTTTCCACCAAACAACCAGCCAGCACCGCGTTGCCATACGGTGAAGTCTCCGTTGTGCAGGATGTCTGCTTGCTTGGCCGGCCCTGCTCCGAAGAGGGTCCGCTCATCAACCGCCACTGCGACTGAGGTCGCGGCGGCGGCAACATCGATAGTCGCTAGTGCGAGCTCCCAGACCGCTGCGTTCTGGGTGAGAGCCGGCACGACTGGGCTGGCGGCCGCGGTGCCCGTGAGGACTTCGATCGTCATGTCGTTCGCGATCGTGTTGAGACGGGCAACGATCCGGTCTCTTCGCGGCAGGGTCGGGTGTGCTGCAGCGAAGGCAACCGTCTTGGTCGTGTCCCAGGCGGCATAGTGCCCGCGGATCGTCGCTGCACCTGGGCCCACGTTGGTTGTCATGCCGACTCCGGCAGTCACGTTGGCCTGGGTCCCGACCGTTGCGACGATGCCGTCCGGCACCCAAGCTGAGTGCATTTCGCGCCATTCCGACTCGGCGAAGGAGGCATTGTCGAACGGGAATTTTCGGTCAAGAGCAACCATGGATCACCTTGTTTCGAGGACGCTGGCGCGCCGGGCGAGGGCTTGGAGGCGGGACCATTGGGATGGTTGGGTCGGACCGATGGCGCCGAGCGTTGGGACGGCTGCGATGCCGTCTCCGTTGGCGAGTACGGCGACGGCAGTGACTGCGTGGGCCCATCGGTCACCGAATGGGTCGATCCATGCCACGAGGTCGCCGACGCCGTAGTCGGTCGGCCAGGATGCGCCGGGACCATCGATCGGTGTCACGACGACACCGGTCTGGTCACGCGACGTCGATCCGTCGCCGATCAGTGCGAGCTGGCCGGCCTGGACGAGCTCGGCGGCGACGTCGGTGTCGCGGCGATCAACGAACACTTCGCGGCGTTCCCAGCCATCGGCGATCGCTTGTTCCTGTGATGACATCACGATCGTGCGGGCAGTGCCCTCACCTTGTCCGCCGACGACAGCGTGCGTTGCTGCCGGACGGTCAGCTGCCCATTCGAGCTTCGCGACGGTGCCAAGGATCTCGGAGAACTCGACAGTCGTCGATCGATCTGTCGGCACGAACACGTCAAACACGATGCCGGCCGGGCCATGATCCACACATCGGATTCCGAGGCCGGCGAGGACGCACCAGTCTCGGATGTCGGTCATGAGGTCATGCCATCGAGTCCGGCCAACGATCGAGATGCCGCGAGCGAGGTCGGGGGCGATCACCATGCGGAGCCGTCGGCGTGGCGGCAACGCGCCCGGACCGGCGTTCAGGTTGACGAGCGCCTTGATGACCGTCTCCGCGGGTCCAGTGAGTGACCATGCAACGCTCGTCGAGAACGGTGGTGCTGGCGTTGCGGGTTCTGGGGAGGTGACTCGGTCGGCGAGCACAGTGAGGTCATCGGGACCGGAAACGGTGAGCATCCTGGTGTCGCCTTCGATGACGACGGACCTCGTCGAGACCGGTCCGGAAAAGGTGTGCGAGCCGATCTCGACGATGACCCCGGAGCCTGGTGATGCAAGGACCGGTGCGAGTGCATGGTCAAGGGGTAGGTCGAGCACCCACGATCCGACCGCCAGATGACGCTCGACGAGCTGCAGCTGTGCGTAGTCGTCGATGACACCGACCCGTGCGCCCCACCGGTCGCGAACGGTGATCGTCAGACCGTCAACCATCGACGCCTCCACTGCATCGCGATCGCTGTCGCAGCAGTAGTCCCAATGGCCTGGAGATCGACACGTGACGGACCGGTCGGTAGCCGGAACCATTGCGCTGACGTGAGGGAGCCGTAGAGCGATGTGCCGGACTGATTGACGACGGTCTTTGCTCCGGGCCGGGCGTCGAGAGTCACAGTTGCGCCCGCCGCAACGACGCCCGTGAGAGCGAGCTTCCGACCTCCGCTCAACGTGACGGATGGGTCCGTGGCTGGGCCGGTGATCGTGATTATCGGCCAGACGTCGTCGTCACCGTCGTTGTTGACGACGAGCGCTACGGCGAGCTCAGAGGACGAGAGCTGGAGAGGGAAGCCTGGGAAGAACAGCCGAGGTGCACCGCCGACGGCGGAGGCTGTCGAGATCGCGCCATCTTCGAAAAAGGGGTCATGAGCGACGAACTCGATCGACGATGCGGCGTAGGAGCCGACGTCCTCTTCGAGTTCCATTCCTCCCGCCACCGAGGCGGAGATTTGGCGTTGCTGGCCATCCACGAGCGCGAAGCGCAGTGTGCCGACGCCTGGCACTGTGTTGAGCTGCTTCGCCCAGCCGCGTGCGAGGGCACGGACTGCGCCGGGCGACCCGGTGAGGAGCAGCGGGATATGGATCCGTCGCTCGAGGTGTCGAGCGGCGATCCGGACGGAGCCGGGTCGACCGGTCACAGCTCTCGAGCTGATCGACACCGGTGGCGCGCCACGGCCCGACATGCCCCGTAACAAGACGTGCGGCCAGGGATGCTCTACCCCGGACGGGTCGACCCAGGTGACTGACTCGAGCATCTCCGTCATGCGACACCAGCGAGAAGTTCGGCGCGGCGCATGACCCGGACGAGTTCGCGTTCGTCGAGCTCCACCGAGGTGTGGCCGTTGTTCACGATGTTGATCGCCCGGGCGGCCTGGGTGCCGGTCGGGAAGGCACGTGAGAGCTGGTCCTGGAAGCGGGGATCGGTCACGATCTTGCGGAAGTCCGAGACTCGTCGGGCTGAGAGCGGGACCGCTGCTTCCGGGCCGGCCTCCCCGAACACGGCGAGTTGCGCGTTGTCGATGATTGCGCCGCGAGCGAGGTACGGGATGTTCGGGAATGCGACGGTGATCGTCGGCACGTGGATGTCGGGGATCGGCGACGGCATGTTGATTGTCCACCCGCCGATCGTGAGCTGGAAGTTGTTCCAGGCCCGAATGATCGCGTTGAGCGGTGTTTTCACCATCGCATCGAATGCAGACCCGAAAGCGTTTGACACGCCACTCGCAAGAGTGCCTAGCCAGTGAACGACCCCACCCCACGTGGCCTGAGCGGAGCTCAGGAATCCGTTGATGAGACGGACTCCGTCATCCGCAAGTGATCCGGCGAGACCGGCAGCCGAGACAACAAGTCCGCCGGCCCACCCGGTGACGCTGGACCACGCACCGCGAGCCGCGCCGAGAAACCGGTTGATGAGAGCGGCACCATCGTCGACAAGCGCCCCGGCGAGCGACACAGCAGCGCCCGAGATCAGCGTGCCGAGGCTGGCCAGCCAGCCAGTCACCGCATTCCATGACGAGCGGGCTGCGTCCAAGAAGCCGTCGACGAGGCGATCAGCCGTGTTTCGGAGGACGTTCCATAGGTCGCCGACTCGACCAGCGATCGAGCTGGCGAGTCCGGACATCGTTGAGCCGATCGCCGACACGGCGTTGCTGAAGAGCGAGCCGAGATCGCGGAGCTGTTGCGAGACGATCGCAGTGATGACACCGAGGACTGTGCTGAGGGTCGAGCGGATCGAGTCCCACATGCCACCGAACACGTCTCGGATGCCGTCCCAGGCTCGGCTCCAGTCACCGGTGATGACACCCATCACGGTGTTGATCAGACCTTGAAGGACGCGGAGTGCGGCGCTGATCTGTGCTTGCACGTTGGTCCAGACCAGGTCGACGATCCGCAGGATCGTGTCGCCCCACCGGTCCCAGATTGCGCTGACGACAGCGACGAACGTTTCGACTGCGGACCTTGCGACGTCGAGGCCTTTGGTGATTGTTGCGGAGATCTTCGGCCAGTTCGATGTGATCCAGGACCCGATGTCGTCGAACACTGGGCGGAGTCGGTCACCGATCCAGGTGACGAGTGCGGTCACGGCCGGGATCGCCTTGGTGATCCCGGCCGTGAGTGCGTTCATTGTGCCGGTGAACAGCGGCTCCAGGCCCGTGAGTGCCTTGTTTTTCAGGGTGGAGAGCTTCTGCTGCCAGTCGTCGGTCGCAGCTGCAGTCCCGGAGATCGTCGCTGTGCCGGTGTTCATCGACTTGAGCAGATCGTCGACCTGGAATCGGCCTTCGCGGACGGCAGCGGCCATGTCTGGTCCGGCCTTCGAACCGAACATTTTGATCGCGGCTGTCGTCGCCTCCGTGGGAGTCTTCGCGTTTCGGATGGCTGCGAACGTGTCGTCGAGCGCGACCCGAGCGTCCTTGCCTTGTTTGGCGGCCTTCCCGAGACCGATTCGGAGCGACCCCATCACGAGATCAGTGTTCACGCCTTCCTTGTTGAACTTGGCCAGCAACGCCACGGACTCGTCGGTTGAGAAGCCGAGCTGGCGCATCGGACCACCGAACTTGGTTGCTGATTCGGCGAGCTTGTCGAACGACACACCACTCACTTGCGACGCGCGGAACAGCTTGTCGAGTGCACCGGTCATTTCACCGGCAGGCACACCGGCGTCACCAAGGAAGCGGGTGAGGTCGGCGACGTTCTTGTTCAGGTCGGTACCGGTGACCCGGGAGAGGTCGAGCATTTGCTTCGACAGCTTCTCGAGCGGTGCACCGGTCAGTCCGAGTCGCTGCTGCAGCCCGGTGACTGCGTCAGCGGATTGCTGGAGCGATTGGGGTCCGGATCCGGCAACCTTCTTGAACGATGAGGTGAGCTGGTCGAGTGCTTTGCCGGACAGTCCGCTCTTCGACGCGATCGCATCGAGAGCACCGTCCATTTCGTTCATGCCGTCGGCGAACATGCTGAGCGCGCCGGCTGCTGCGTTCGAGACGAGCTGGCCGGTGAACACACCGGCGAATGTCGATTTCCAGCCGCTGGCCATCTTGCCGAGCCGGCCTGACATGTCCTTCTCGACGCTCGACAGGCCACTCGAGTCGAGTTCCGGTTTGATCGGAAGTGTTGCGGTTCCGACGTCAGTCGACATGGGTCACCTCCCGAGTGCAGAGTTGAAGAGCGCGGCAACTTCCATCGTCGATGCCGGCCGTTTTGCTGGTTGGACCCGAACTTCAGGAGCCCATGGTTCGGGTCGTGGGATCCGGACCGGTTTCAGCGTGGACGGTTTTGCGCCGTGGGCAGCACCGAGTGTGAGACGCACTGCATCGGTCATTTCGATGATCTGTGCGCTTAGTTCATGGGCCATTGTCCAGCCGTTGAACTTGCGGGCCAGCGCAGCATCGTCGGGCAACATCCGCAACAGCACCGACAGTCGACGGAGTGTGATCTCACCGCGTGCCAGGATGCGGCCGAGATCGAGCCGGTAGAAGCGTTGAAGGTCGGCCTCGGCCTCGTCCCAGTGCTGGGAGAGGATCAGGCCGAGGCCGAGGATTCCCCCGGGGAAATCCCGAACTGCTCAGCGATCGCAGCGACGAGCAGATCGGCTTCAGCGAACCCGACACCAAGGCCCCGGACCTTCTCACCGAGCACCGAGACGAGCGCCTCAGTGAGTCGTCGCGCTTCGGTGTGCTCGGCGAATGCGAGCGGCAGATCGTCCGGGAGTTTCCACTCGGTGCCGCGCCACGTGATGATCCGCTCGATGCTGTCGCCCGCCTCGGCACGTGCCGTCGCGAGGCGTTCGTCGAGGTTGATGACCCGACGGGTCACGCGAAGGCCGGATCATCGGTGAGGATCTGGAAGGGATCGGTGGCCGGGTCGCCGTCGTCGAGCATCCGGAACGCGATCTGCAGGCCTGAGATCTCGGTGCGCATCAGACCGATCTCACCGAGATCCGCGGACGTCACTCGAGCGATCCCGATGTCGTACTTTTTCGTGCCGTCGTTTGTCCGGAGCAGGACGGCGCGTTCGAACACGTCACCCGTCGCGGGCGGCACAAACTTGTACGGCGCCACGGCCGTGATCGATCCGCCACCAAAGGCCGTGATGAGGTTCGTGCGATTCCACTGCAGGAGCGTGAAGCCGATGTCGAGGCCGCGGCTCGTCACGATCGAGCGGACCGCGTAGAGCGACTGCCATGAACCGAAGTCCTTGACGTCCTGCGATGGCTTGAGTTTCACGCCGTCTTCGGAGATGAGGCCGAGCATCGTCCAGGCGGAGATTGCGAGCGTCTGCGCACCGGATGCTGTCGCGGCGATCGACAACACGAACGTCGTGGCGTTCGTGACCGACGCGACCGTTGCGCCGGCCGGGATGCCGGTACCGGTCACGGACATGCCGGCCGTGATGCCCGTGGTCGATGCGACGGTGACCGACGTCGAGGCCGACGTCAGTGTGCCGGACATCGACAGACCGACCGCTGCGGACGGCGTCGTCGGGTACGCGGTGCCGACCGGGGCGAGGTAGATCGACCCGTTTCCGGCGATGATCGTTTCGTTTGCGTTGTTGTTGGCCATGGTGTTTCAGCTCCTACGAGGTTGGGTGGTGGGTGACCGCGACGCTGAACACGAGGCGGGGTTGAGGCGGCAGGTATGAGGTGTCTGGGAGCCAACGCGGCCGGTTGAACGTTTGGACTGCAGTGAGGACCGTCGTGCCGATCGTGGTGCCGGCGAGATCGAGCAGGGCCCGCTCAGTCGCGGCTGCGAGCGTCTCGGCGTCACCGATCGACGCAGCGAGGCAGTGCACGTCGATTGCGTCACGCCAGGCGACGCCGGACTCGAGCTCGAGGCCTCCAGCCCTGACGAGCAGCACCCAAGGCCAGGTTGGTGCGTTCGGAATCGCAAGGCCGATCCGCCCGCCGGCGATCCCTGGTTTCAACGCGGTGATCAGGTCGGCGATGACCGGGGACGCGGTGCGAAGCCCGGTCATCGGGTCACGTCCAGGCCGAGTTGCTCGGCGCCGTGACGGAGCGGTGCGAGCATCGGCATCTCGCCACGATTCGCCCCGCGGCTCGTGGTGCGTGGTGCGGTGCCGAACTCGGCAGCGAGGCCGGCGGGATGGTCATTCACGACGACGTCGTCAACGGCACTGATGTGGCGAGCGAAGGCTGGCGCAACCGTCCGGGCACGGGCTGCGACGGCGTCTGCTGTTGCGTGTGTTGCGTCGACGACGCGAGGGAGTCGGCGCACCACGTCGTTGATGTCTCGGCGCCAACGGATCTGGAGGCCTTTCACTGCTGTCTCCGCAGCGTTGCTTCGAGGTGATGGATGGCGGGGCTCCCCGGTCTACGGACTGACCAGGGAGGCCCCGAAACGTTCCACCGGACACCGTCGACATCGATCACGGTGTCCGTTTCATCGATCACGGTGTCCGGACCGACGAGCAGGAGTGCTTCCTGCGTGCCGACGTCACGGTCCGTCGTCAGTTCCCCTCGAGCTCGTTGCTCGAGATAGCCGGTGATGTCGATCGCGAGGGTGGTGATGGCAGGCGCGCCGTAAGCGTCGAGCGCACCCGCGGTGTGTCGTTCGATGGTGAGCTGGTGTGTGAGCTGCACGTCGTCTCAGCGGCCTAGGCCGGTCATCTGTACGGACACGAGTCCACGACGTGGAGCTGTCGCTGGTGTGTTGCGGTCGCGGAGTAGGGCGCGGTGCTGGTCGGTGACGACGAGACCACCGTTCGACGATTTGCCGTAGACGACCGAGTAGGACCCGGTTGTTTCGGACTCGACGCTTGCTGGATTGACGAGAGCGGCGCGGGCGACGTCGGCAACAACGAACCGCACGATGTCCGACGTCGGTGATTCCGTTGCTGCAGTCGGGTCGATCCCAGTGACGATTGCGCTGGCCATCTCCAGAAGCCGCACGGAACGTGCGGTCTCCTCGGACGTGACCGGTCGCCCGATCAACGCCTCGAGGTCCTGGAGGGAGGCCAGCGCTGCCATCGTCAGACGACCGGCGTCTCGTCACCGGTACCGGCCGGAGCTGCTGCAGCGTCACGGAGCTCTTCGAGTTGCGCGACGAACTCAGCGACCGCTTTGCGGGGCTTGTCACGGAGCTGCTCTGCAGCCCATGCCGCCTCGATCAGGTCGGGCTTCTCCCCGACGATCTCGAGGAGCTTCTCGACGGAGAGCTTTCCGAAGTCGGGAGTCTCGTCACCGGTACCGGCCGGATCCGCAGCGCCGTCTTCGATGAGCTCGTACAGGTGGGGCCGTTCGGCCATTTCCATGTGGCCGCGGGACCCGGCGTGCACGCCGAACTCTTGGCCATCATCAAGTCGACGGAACTTCATCGTGATCAGCCGAGGATCTTGCAGGCGCGGGTCGCGTCGATGACCTTTGCGCCGACGAGTGCGTCGACGGAGATCACGTCCTGCTTCTTGTTCAGGTCGTAGGACTGGACGACGCGGATCCCGAAGCCGCCGTAGTTGACGACGCTGACCTGCGACGGCGCGACACCATTCGGTGCCTTCAGGGTACGGGTCACGAGCGCGAACGCGGTCTTGTGGAACGCGATCGAGTCGCCGTTGTTGCCGAGGTTGGTCGTCTGGTAGGTGTCGAACCCGAACTTTCGGCCGAGCTCCGCTTCCTTCAGGCCGGTCGTGTCGCCGCGCTTCTCCGCGGAGTGGAAGATCGGATCCTTGAGGAGGTTCGCCGCGGCGGTCGTCGTGAGCACGGCCGCTCGTTCGGTGTGTGGCACGACGGCGTCGTTGAGCACCTTGCCGGCATCGACGAGGATCGTCGCGGCCGTTGGCGGGGTGCCGTCGATGCCGACCGTCTGCGTGATCTGGGCACCGTCGAACGTGAGCGGGACGGTGCCAGTCGCAGTCGCAGCGGCAGAGATCGTGATCGCCGTGGCAGAAACGATCGTGGCAACGGTCGCACCGCCAGGGATGCCGGTGCCTTTGACGCCCATGCCGACTGTCAGGTCGGACGTGTCGGACAGGCCAGTGATCGACGTCGACGTGTTCGTCGTCGTGGCGCCGAGGACGATGCCCGTCGCGAGGCCAAGCAGAATCGAGTCGACCTTCAGCGCGATGGCCGTTGCAGCAGGATCGAGGAACTGGGTCGAGAAGTCGTTGACCTTGAGTGTGAGTTCCTCTGCGGTGACCGCGAACGAGACGTCGAGGAGCGTGTTGAGCGTGACCGGGAACGACGTCTCGGTCGCGTTCTGGACCGTGATGCCGTTGGTGCGGTTGTAGCGGCTCGCGACGAACTGGGCTGGCCGGCGAACGGTGATCGTGTCGCCTTGGGAGCCACCGAAGTCGGGTTCGAAGTCGCGGTGCACGAGCTGCGCCATGATCGCGTTCTCGTAGAGCCGATCGAGGATCTCGCGGGCGATGATGGACGGGGTGATGAGGGTGTTGGGCATGGGTGCACTCCTTGTGCGGTGGGGTTATCCGGCGCGCTCGGCGGCGCGTCGTTTGCGGTATTCCTCCATCGAGAGATTCCCGAGGTCGTCTGTGCTGCCGGTGCCGCCTGTGCCGGCGCCGACGTCCCCTGCGGGCGGTGTCGGCTTCGGTGGTATCGGCGGCGTTGCGAACGCGATGATCGACTTTGCGTCCTCGGCCATGGCCGCCTCGTCTTCGCCACGGAGTCGGTCCCACAACGCTGGTGGGAGCCCTGCGGCTGCACCGACCTTCGATTGCAGAAGTGCGCGTTCGGCCTCGATGGCACGCTTTTCGAATTCGGTCACTCGTCCGGAGAGACGTTCGGTCTCGGACTTGTTCGCGTCTTCGATCGCGGCCAACCGCTTTGCGGCGTCGGCGTTCTGTTTCGCGCGTTCTTCGTGTTTGCGGGCATTGGCTTTCCACTCGTCGAGTTGCGCTCGCAGCTCGTCGGAGGTCGGCTCAGCTGGTGGCTTCGGGTCGCCTGCCGGCGGAGGCGCTGGCGGGGTTGGCGGATCACCAGCGGGAGGAGTTGGCGCTGGTGGGGTCGGGGTGCTCATGGTGGTGCTCCCATGCGGGACAGGTCCCCATGCGGGGACGGATTGTTTGTTCAGGGACCCGTGACGGGTGGTGCTGCAGGGTCACCGGCGGGGGCCGGATCGACCGGAGCTGAGTCCCAGCGGGCGATGTCTTGAGGCGAGATGCCCCAGCGGCGCCACAGCTCGGTACGTGGGACGCCGAGGCCGGCCATCTTCGTGAGTGCGTCGACGAGCTCACCCTCGGTGCGATATTCGGGGTCCGTCCACAGCACTTGGCAGCTGGTGTCGCTGGCGCGTGGATCGTTGAGGACCTGGAGTGAAAGGCGGATGACTCGTTCCCACGATGACCCGAACGTTGTGGACCGGCGCCGGACCTTGGCGATGAGGCCGGCCTCAGCGGCCTTCAAGGCGTCGCCCGAGACGTTGGCCATCCGGCCGAGGAGGTAGTGCGGTGGTGTGTGCGCGATCGCTGCCATGTGCTCGATATCAGCGCTTGCAGCTCGGATGTAGTTCTCGAGGTTGGACTCGGTGAACTGGCCGAACTTCACGTCCTTATCCTCCGCAACCAGCATTCGATCGACGGCCACGTTGTACGGCGCGATTGGTGCTCCGGTCGCGTCGTATTCGATCTCAAGGCCGACGGCCCACTTCTGCGGGAACGCCGCGAACTCGGCGGCGAGCAGGCGGTTGAAGAGCGTGCGGTTGATGCGGTCCTGGATCCGTCGCACACCGGCAAGTTCGGAGGTGCCGTCTGTTCGTTTGCGGGGCTTGTTGCGAAACTCGATGATCGGGACGACACCGAGCGGGTTCGGGATCTCGGCGGGGTTCGATGGGTCCTTGTCGTCGAGCGTTGCTGTCCGGACGTCACCCGATGTCGCCTTCATTCGCCACCGTGTGATCAGCCGCGCTGTGTAGACCGCGAAGAGTCGTTCGCCGGTGATTTCGTCGGTCCACCGTTTCAGCGCGGCGATTGGTTCGCGTGACCGGCCGTAGGCACAGATGGTGTCGCTCGATGGTTCGGGCGTGACGCTTACGCCGCTCTTGGCGTCGAACCAGACGAGAACGTATGAGCGCTTTGTGATCAGTGCGTCTTGGTGGACGAGTGTCTGGTCGGAGTCGAGGTCGTTTGGCTGCCAGATTCGGTCCCAGACGTCTTGGTCACCTTCGAGCATTGCGCCGAAGCGAAACCCCTCGACCTGGAGACGTTCCTCGGTGGTGTCGACGACGAGCTGACACCAGTTGCTTTCGGCTTCGCGGAGCAGGTCGAGATATGCGGCGCGTACGTTGGCCAGCGCCGTTGGGATCTCGAAGTCGCCGTCGTAGTAGCGCTGGTGGAGGTCCATGCCGTTGGCACGGTCGGTCGCGAGCTGTGTCCAGAGGCGATCTGCCCACCAGAGCGGGGAGCGTGGCTCGAGTGGCGTTGGTGGCATTCGACTCCTCCTAGAATCCGTGGGCCCTCGGCTTCCCGGAGGTGCGGCGGCGGTGTTTGCGGGCCCGGTCGAGTGCACCGGTTGCGATCGCATCCATGCGGGCTTCCCATGCGAGGACGGAGGCCTCAGCGGCGTTGATCCAGAGCTGCGACTTGTCGTGTTCGCGGCGCAGGACCCAGCCGCGGCGTTGGGCGTCGAGGTGCACTTGCGTCGACTTCTTGAACGCGTTCCCGATGTGTCGGGTGAGGACCGGGTGGTCGACGTGAGTGAGTTCAGCGGTCCGGATCGCTTGATGCCACCGGTCGACTGCGAAGGCCATGGCCCGGGTCCTACCGGTCCACCAGTCGAAGACCGAGGTCTTGCCGTGCTTGGCGCGGAGGTGCGAAATCGAATCAGCGAGACCGGTCGGGTTCACGTACGCCCGGTCAACCTTGAAGGCCGCGAACTGCTGCTCGAGCACGTCGCGGATCTCGATTGCCGGGATCTCCCAGTCGCCGCCGTCGGGCTCCCACGATGCGAGGAGCTGCTGACGGCCGGTCTCGATCGAGCAGCCAACGATTGCAACCGCCATGCTCGGACCGCCGTGCACGCCGAGCACGATCAGTTCAGCCGGGTCGAGGGCTTCGGACCGAGCCAGCTCAGCCCACATCGTGCTGTCGACTGCGCTGTCCTCGTCATCGGTGATCAGGTTGACGAAGAACCGGTTGGCGTCGGGACGGTTCTCTGCGGCCAGGTCGTTGTAGTCGGCGATGATCCGGTGCGGTGAGACCCAGGGGCAGTGCTCGTAGAGCTCGCCGATCATCCGAGCAAGGTCCGAGGCCTTACCGGGATCTCCTCGAGGAATCGGATGCACTCGCAAGATGTCGTCGAGCGTGCGCTCTGCGGTGGCGGTGAGCTCGGCAACGGACTGTTGGCCACGGCGCCAGGCGTTCGTGGTCTCCATTGCCCGGCCACCGGTACCGGCGAGGTTGCGGCGCTGTGTCTGCGCGAGCCGGCGCATCTCCGGAGTGACCCACGAGTGCGTCTCGTCCTGCGGCGCGAACGTGATGCGCTGCCCGAGACGGCTCGATGCTGCCGACGTGACCGGCTCGATCAGTCCGCCCTCTGGCGTGTTGATGCGAGTCAGACCAGTGTCGGGCAGCAGCTCGATCAGCGGGCCTTGCTCAATCATTGGCTGCAGCGATCGCCAGACGTTGTCGGTCTGATCCTCGGAGACCGCAGTGAGCTGGATCCACGGTGTCGCCCAGGGCTTGCCGACAGGTTCGCCGGCGGCGTCCCAGCCATCGAAACGGACCGGACCGACCGCCTCGGCACAGATGATCGCTGCCGTGAACGGGCCTTTGCCCCATTTCTGGGGCTGCACCAACTGTCCGCGCCGGAACCGAAAGCTCCCGTCCTCGTTCAGCCGGTACCAGCGGATCAGCCAGTCAAGTTGAGGATCGGTCAGCGTGAACGGGTCGCCGCGGTGCTCACCGTCTGGTTGTGCGCACCACTCCTGGATCCATTCGGCGATCTCGAAGCCGAGGGTCGGGAACTCTCCCGGCTCGTCAGGCCCCCGCCACGGCATCGACAGCCCTCAGCCGTCGCACCGACGCGACATGCCCTTCCTGTTTGTGTTCGGGCGGCTGCTGATCGATCGTGACCCGGGCCAGTTGCCGTGCCTTCGGCGAAAGACCGAAGCGGTCCTCGAGGTCTTGGATCGCCTTCAGGTGCGCCGTCGAGATGGCGCAGCTCACGAGCACTGTCACGACGCTCGAATCGGAACGCGAGCGCCTCACCTCGAGCTTCCACGGGTCACCGCGGCGCATTTCGGCCTCGTCCTGCAGGAGTTCGGCATACCTGACCGTCGCTGCCGCGTCGGCCTCGGTGAAGAGCGTGGCCATCGGCGAGGAATGCAGACGGCGCCACTGCTCAACGACTCGCGGATCCCATTTTCGACCGTTGAGCCGCTTCGGGAGAGGCGGAATCGGGCGGTCCGGGTCAGCTGCGACGTGAACGAACTTCGATTCGGCATTGCGACGACGTCGCGCGCCGTCCGGCTTCGTTGGTGGTGCCATCTGAGGCCTCCTGGTGTCCTGTGCAGGTCACTGAGCAGCCCGTGCGGGCTGCTCCGAGGGTGTTTTGGGGCCGATTTGGGCGCCGGGGATGCGTACAAACCGTCAGGGGC